TTCTACTGGTTTATTGATTCTGACAACTTTAAATTCCCCATTGCAACTCCTAATATAACCCTCATCTGGTTCCTTCCAAACAAATCCATCTCCTCCCATACTACCATTGGGTTTTTGTAAATAACCAGTACCAGGAGATTTTACCAAAATATTTTTTATTTTGAGTTTTCCAGGATTATTTTCATCAGGTTCCATTATAGCTTCAAATGCTCCACCAGATCCATTTCCACAAGGATCCTCAAGAGTAACAATTGGCGCAGATGTATACGATCCTGGATTTACAATATCAAAACCAATAATTGATGAACTATTACTAACTATTGGATTTGCTTGTCCTCCAGAACCATTTCCCCCAAGGAAATTAACTTTAGGAGGACCACAGAAAACAGGTTCAACATTACAATTAATTCTAGAACCACCCCCTGTTGATCCTCCCCTATTTGCTTGATTAAGACTATTAAGAATTCCTGAAGAAAAATCACCTATTGCTATTGCTGGTTTAGCTGGTCCTGCTAAATCTATCTGATCGTAACCTGGACATTGTTGCAGTTCATCACATTTAAAATATTTTAAAATACCACTAAACAAAGAAAATGCACTTGCAACTAAACCTGCAAGATTTCCAACAGTTCCTAATACTGATGATAATGCAGAAGTTACCTGACCAATAACAGGATTTAAAAAGTCAGAAATAAGTTGCTGAACAGCACAAATTGGACCACTGACTAAGTTTGCCAATAAATCAGTAAAAAGTTTTACTAATGTGGGTATAAGAGATTTTACAATACTTAAAAAGACACAAGAAAGAATATCAAGTGCTTCAAGAAGTAGATTAGTTTGACCTGGAACTTCGCTAGGAAAAAGTTTTGGTACTACATTTTTTTGCAATTCGTTAGCAAGTGCAATTTCCAATTCTTCTAATACACGATTTAATATATTAGTCATGTATGAAGAGGCAAATGAGGAAGCTACTTGAATTAAACTTGAGGTTTGAGCTTGAATTGAACTTGCAGCTACAGATACTTCTCCTGCTATTTTTGCTATATTATTAGAATCTTTAATTAAATTATTAAGAACTTTTGCAATTCCTTGAACATCAGAATCAACTTTCTTACATGCATTCCTTAGAGGTCTTTGTATTTTTTTATCAGTATCTTGAATATCCCATGCTAAAGTTTTTAAATGAAGTCCTTCTGTAATTTGAAGAGGAATATTATAAACATTTAAATTATCTGGAACATATGCTGGCGCTTTATTTGAGTCACTAAAAGTGTCATTAAATTGCTGATAACCTTGATTGCAAAGAAATGGAATTGGTGAAGATGCTCCAGGAAGTCTTGATGCTTTTACTGTAGCAATTAATACTTGTCTTTCAATTTCTGGTAGGGGAAGACCTTTTAATTTTGCTTCAGATCTTGCCTTTGAAGCTGCAGAAAATTCTTCTCTACTTGGAGTTCTTGCTGGATTGAGAAGTTTTTTTAATTGATCTGAACTTAATTGATCTACATTTGGCGGCAATGGTAAATTAGCCAGACTGCCTGGGCCAATAGATGGAGCAGGGGGATTTGAAAGTATAGGTCCAGATGAAGAAGGTGCTACTGCAGTTTGGTTTGGTGCAGCTGCTCCTCTTACCTTTGGTACATTATTATTTGAATTGCCAAGAAGTCCAACAATATATCCTTCTTGCCCCGCCATTCCATCCATAAAGAATCCAAATACTACAGATCCAGATTCTATAGATGGAGTTACTGATGCACCACCATGACCAGATCCTGCAGTAACAGGCATAATGACTTGACAAAAAGCCATTTGATCTGGAGGAAGTACATTTAAATCTCCAGTATGCCAATTAAAAATACGAACCTTATAGCGATACCCCCACCCTTCAATTCCAGCAACATTAGTAAATGTTTGTGCTTCTATATTATCTTGCCAAGTTTCTTTTGATTCTACTCTCCCTAACCACCAGGGAGGATTCATAAAAAACTGAGGATTAAAAGCAGAACCAGTAGTTACATCAGACATAATTAATCATCATACATTCTACACTCTAGGGCATCTGGATGTGAATCGCAGTAAATTTCTAATGGAGTTGGATCGTGATTATCATTTGGATGATTTTCTTGATATTTCTCAAGACCTTGCAATTCATCTTCCAAATGACGACGACGCTGACCACTAATGGTAGGACTATCTAACTCATTGTAATCATCATTAATATGCTGTTGAAGTGTTCTAGACATAATGAACACACGAATAATTGTTAGTTATTTATATTATCTAGATATGGGTTTTCTTCCATAAGAATCACGAATTAATTCTAATGAAGTATATGATTGCTCTTTTGGAGTGATGCGATGGCACAAACCAGAAATCAAATATCTTCCACTCATTCTTGGATTACTCATAATATTTTCTTTTGAAGATTGTTCAGGAAAATCACAATGAATTATTTGCCCCGCTTCCAAACTATAATCTCCAGGAATAGTAATATTTACTTTAACAGTAAATGCCTGATTATATCTTGAAGATGCAGCCGCAGTATACTCAGTTTTTATTACATCAAATTCTTTTGATTGATCTATTGGTTTTAATCCTCCAATCATTTCTGCACCTGGAGCAAAAAATCTAGAAATATTTGAAATAAAAAGACTATTCAAATTTTGTCCATATTCTGTTCCAGCAGTAGTAACCGCACTTTGCTGAGACTGTATGCTCAATGGAGAACAATTAAATGAACTTTCAAAACTATTAAAAAGATTTGTTGAAGAATTAAGTGCCCCCATCATCAATTGATCTTTAATATCAGAACTGTCTGTTACATCATAATTCAATATTTTTCCATCATAACCAGGAGGAACCTCCATCGGAGATGTATTGTTGTAAATGTATTTTTTTACAGGTTCTTGTTGGAATAATCCGTCAATAGATTTGAACTTAAAACCAGTATGTGTTTCATAGAAAAAATATCCTGCAAGAAGTCCAGTTGCCGATGTGCCCTCTGCTATAGATTGTGATGCTAACCACATTAAAGTCCAAAAAGGTTTTTTAGTTGTTCCTATAAATGTTCTTAAATTCTTAGTTGATTCTATTTCATAAGGTTTCTGAGTTTTCAAGTCCTCAGCAAGTATTCTAGCAACAGAATCTGATATTTTCCCTTCAAACCTTTTAACTACACGAGTGCTTTCATTTTTCAAGTATTCTTCAGACACTAATTCTAAAGTTTCAATATCCTTTAAATTATCACTAATTCTAGATCTTCCAGTTATATAAAGAGAATTAAGATCAGTTTTAAAAGAAAGTTTATTTTCAACAAGTTGACTATCAATTAATTCTAAATGAACTTTTTCTGTTCCAGTTATTTTAAGTTTATCTGATGCAGTAACAGTTGCTCCAGTTCCATCATTAGCAGAAGCTGCATTTCCTGTATCTGCATAAGTCACAGTTACACGAATTGTTTCAGATAAAATATTTTCATAATAGTTTAATTCTGCAATACCTCCAAGAAAAGATATTGCTTCTCCTCCAGCATTTGGAAAAACATTAAAAACTGAAATATTACTTTTAACAATTCCGTCTAATCTCATTTTATCCTACTTGAGAAAGTTTTTGTTCCATATCAAATGATGTCATATTACTATTTACACCAGCAACTACTAAGGTATTACCTCCAGAAGATCCTACAGGAACTACTTCAGGGACAGGAACTTCTACATAAACAATTTCTGTCATTACATCATCATCAGTGTATCCAGAGATTGCCTTTAATTTGTCAATAATTGAAGGTGCCTTTGCAATTAGTTGTGATTTATTTTCAATATCAATAATTTCCTTTGTGAGGTCAAATCCAAACAAATCAACAGAGTCTTTATCAACTACTCTAAACATTTCACCTTTATGAAGTTTTAAAATAAATCCATCTACTGGTGCAATTCCAAAATTTTCTCCATGAAACTTTGATGCTCCACCTTTAGCAAGAGTATTAACATATCTTGCAATAATATTTTCTGGAGCTTGTATATGAACATGAGTTCCATCTGGTCCAGAAGGACTGATATTTCCAGTATATCCTTGCAGTCCAAGAATTGACCTAAAAGCTTGTACAGATTGACCCACTCTAGCGTTTATTTGATTAAAATGTCCTAATTCAACTTTTCCGCTACTAGATTGAATTTCTACCCACTTTCCTCCTCCTCCCGCATTTCCAGTCCAAGTTACTTTACCAGTAACTGGTGAAGGAACTGGAACATTTACGAATTTATTACCTTTATATAAAGTAAAATCTTGTACTCTTCTCCCATCAGATGTTGTTTGATAACTATGATGTGGAGGTAATTGTGAGTAATTTTTAATTGTCGTTCCACTTCTAGTAACTTTGTACCCACCTAAAGATGCTGATGAAACATTATCATATACTTGTCCAGTAGAATATATCCTACCTTTTTGTGCTTTATTTATGGCATCTTGAAGTTTTTTTCTGTCTGCAAACTTTAATCCTCTCCATTCTGAAATAAAGTTATCAGGGTTAGCTCCTGTTCTTATTCTCGCTTTAACTAAAGCAATTCCAAGTTTATCTTGTGTATTTGCATCAAACTTATCAGTTAACCTTACTCCAGTTGGACCATATGCACCTCTCATTAACCCCTTTAATGTTTCCCCAATAATCTGATATCTTCCTGCAGCATGAATTGGAGGATTTTTATTTTTCTGATGCTGCATAATTTCTTCAACAGTCATATCAGTAAGAGCTCTTCTCAATGGACCTTTTCTAGAGTCTCCACCATATCCAACAACTTTATATCCATTATTTGATCCACCCTCATTATAAGCATTATAACCAGCACCAGCTGATTCATGCTTTGATATGAGATCTAAAATTTCTTTATAATCGCCAGCATTAGTTGAATATCCACTATCATCCCCCATTTCAAATTCTTCTTGAGAAGATTCTTCAGTTTCTCTTCTATTAGTTTCTTCAATCATCTCTTCTTTACCAACAGGTCTAAGTGCCAATTCATCTTTCAAGTTTCTTACTGTTTTGTCAATATCCTTAGACACAGAATCCTTAACAGATCTTGCAATTACATTTGTATAATCTTCTCCTTGGAAAAATTGACGTGCATCAACTTCACCACCACCAGAAAATCCAAGTGTTCCTGGTTGAAGTGCTCCTTGTAACCATGAACTTAACCCCTTCCCAACATTTAAATAATCCATCCAAACTGGAGTATCACCTAATACAGTCTTGAGTGCAAGAGTAAAGAATGGGCCAAAATTTGCAGACCTTCCTAGAACCTCATTACTTTTTATTAAAAACTCTTGAGGATTTGCAACTTTTTGATTTGGTTTTTTTGGTTTTGGTTTTTGTTCTTCTGTTTGTTGGGGTTGTTTATTACCTCCTCCAAACAATCCACCTAACCAACCAAAAAATCCACCTCCAGTTTTTGGTTTTTCTGGATTTGGAAATACCTTCTGAACCTTTTCTTCTCCCCCAGCACTTCTTCCAGGTTTTATTTTTATTGGAACAAATGTTATAGATCTTTTTGGTTTTTTCTTTTTGAGAGTTCTTCTTGGAGAAGATACAGTTTTTCCTCCACCTCTTGTAGATACTGGTTTTCCTCCTCCCGCAAGTTTATTTGTTTTTGCTTGTTTTTGAGTTGGTTTTTTATTCTTAAAAAGAATATCATAAAGTGCTGCGCCTAAAGCATCACCACCAATGCCACCTAATATACCTCCAACTATAGCACCAGCACCAAAGGCAAGAGAACCAATAGCCGCACCTAAAGCACCAAAAAGTGTTGCTCCAATTGATTTGAATGCTGCTCTACCAGGATCTTCCCCAAGAGCAACAGAAAGTCCAAAGTCTAATAATCCACCAATAAGTGGAAGTCTTTTTGTAAGAGGTCTTACAAAGTTAAGAACTTGTTTAGCACCACCTTTTCCAGCAAGACCAACAAAAGCATTACGAGCACCTCTTTGAAATGCTCCTCTTCTTGCTCCACCTTGCAAGTTTCCTAGATTATTTTTTCCAAATCTATCTACAAATTGTTCTCTTCCAAATCTTTGAGCATATCTTCTTTGCGCTTCTTTTCCTACTCTTCCACCTTTAGTATCAAATCCTCTTTTTGGATCTACTCTATCCCTACCACCAAAACTATCACCACCAGCAGTTACTAGTGCAGCAATTACAGCAACTTCAATTAGATTGTCAATTGCACCAGCAAATTTATCAAAATTTTGAGCAAGTCCTTCGCCGCCAATGTTTTTAATAAATCCACGAGTTCCATCAATTGCTTTGTAACCCCAATCAACAAAGGTTACTAAACTATTCAATATATTTCCACCAACATTTATTAAAAATTCGCCAGCACTTACAATAACAGGATAAATTTTTAGAAGTGTAGGAAGAAAATCGTAAAATTTAATAAAAAGAAATCCAAGAATTGTTTGCGTTACAAAATTCTTTATCCAATCTAAAAATCCCATCTTAGGAGCAGATGGTAATTTAATTCCCCCTTTTTCTTGCTTAGGTTTTTTCTTTTCTAATTCCGATTCTTTTTTTGAAAAAGATTTCTTTTCTTCTGCTAGTCTTTCTTTTTCTGCCCTTTTCTTTTTAAGTATCAAAGAATTCTTTAAAAGATTATCAATTTTTATAACTTTCTTTTCAATTGTTAAAATAATATTTTCCTTTAAATCATCAGTCTTAACAGTTTTAGTTGATGAAGATGTTATTTTTTTACTGGAAAGAGTAGGTGCAAAAAACTTATCAGCTTTTATGAGAGATCCATTTTTGTTGCCTTTAGGAATTAGATTTGCCATTTTTTATTTCTTTATTCCCAAAACTGACTGAGCAGTAGATGTACCCTTCTTATGATTTGCTGAGAAAGAAGGTGCTTTTGATGGAGTTGAGGGTCTTGCTCCACTTCCTCGTCTTCCACCCATTCCTCCACCGGCTGGTCTGTAGACCGATACATTTGCTTTCTTTCTTGGATTTGGTTTTGGAGGTGCCTTTTTCTTTTGTGATTTTGATATTTTCATTCTCATTTGTTCCTGACCAGTGCGTTTTCTACCATCAGGTTTTAACTCACCACTTGCAATCTTTGCTTTTGTTTTCTTTCTATAATTTAGATCATTTTGTGTGTCTTTTAAATTTCCACCCATTTGCTTCATCATTCTTGCTTGAGCATCTGGTGCCATACCTTGTGCTTGCATATTTTCTAATGCATTTACCATTGCTTCTCTATGCTTTCCTCTTTGAATACGAGCATCATTCTCTTTATATGCATTCGGATTTATCATTCTTCCCAACATTTCAAGGGGATTAGTAGTTCCAGATCCAGGTTGAGGGCCTCTTACATAAACTGGTTTTCCACCTCTCATTGCCTTATATCCAACAAAAGGTCTACCCTTATCATCAGTCATTATTTGAGTTCTGGGCATATCTTTAAACTCTTGCTTTTTCAATCCCCAACCACCTTTAATTCCACCACCTTGATATGCACCAGAACCAAGTCCCTCAAGAATTGCTCTTGAACTTTCAGACATTTTTTGAGATCTTGATTTTCTACCCATTCCAATAATAGAATCATATAATCCACCAATTCCCCTTTGCCATCTTTCTTCTCTTTGAACTACATTTCTCAACTGTTCTATATAATTTTCTCTACCGATTCCAGTTAATTTTTTACCTTCATTGATTTTATTTGCAACGATCATTGCATTTATTTTATCAAATCCCCTTTCCATTAAGTAATCTGCAAGCATTTCAACTCCAAGAGATTTAAGATTCCCAAATCCTCCGGGAACTTTCATATTAGTTCTTATTGATTGCATTGGAGTTCTAACATCAGTAGAAAGTGCTGATGTAGATCTTCTCATTATTGATGTTGAAGAAGACTTTGGTGGCGGAGGTGGAGAACTTGGTGGTTTTTGTGAAGATCTTGGTGGTTGCTGTGAAGATCTTGGCGGTTGCTGTGAAGATTTTGGAGGTCGTTGAGAATAAGTTTCTTGTCCAGGAGTATCAACTCTTGTTGTTTTTTGTACTACTTTTGCCCACTCTGGAGGTTGTCCAGTTTTCATAAAAGTTCTCATGAAATCTCTAGATGCCTTATTTACAGATTCAAAGTCTCCATACTCAGCACCCTTGGCAAATTTTTGAGGGTTTGATTTCATATAATTAGACCAAGCATCTTGTGCTTTTATTGCATCTCCAACAAATCCGCCGCCAGCAGCATAAACAATATTATTTGAAATTTTTGGAATATTAGTTCCGCCACCAGCAGCATTCATTGCTTCAAGTGTATCTAAACCATATTTTTTTACTGCCCCAACAGACATTACAAATTCACCATCTGTAAGCATCGCAGGAACTTTATCAGTACCTTTTTGACCTTTAACGACACCAGAACTTGCAGCTGCTCCTATTCCAGCACCAGCAAGCATACCCATAGGTCCAAACATTGCTCCTAAGGATGCTCCCATAGAAGCATTGCCAAATATCTTATTAAAGTTTGCAAGTCCTCCACCAGCAAACTTAGGAATTCTTACAAAACCTCCTCCAGAAAATCCTTGTGTGGGAGGTGTTTGCTGCTGATCCTTATTATCTCCACCGAATAATTTACCTAATCCAAATGCAGTTCCTGCAGTGATAGCAACATCAGCCGCAATACCAACTCCAGTTGCTATTGCTCTACCTTTTCCACCACCAAGAAACTTAGCGAATCTTCCAGCACCTTTTAATCCTGCTCTAGCGGCGAGTTGTGCCGTAAGTTTTACAAGTTTAAAAGCACCCTTTACTAATATTCTAGTTAAAGTTCCTACGAACTTACCTATTCCTGTACCAAATCTTAAATATAGTGCTAATAAAGTGGGCCAATGATCACCTAAAAATCGTATAATACTTTGAATCTTTTGTTGATTTTTTGGATCACCAATCCAATCAATTAACTTTATTACAATCCTACCAAGAATAACATTCGTGATAAAGTTAACAATCTTATCCCATATTGATTGAAAAGGTTTTGTTATTACTGATAATGCCTTTTTAATCCCCTCAAAAGACTTAGACTCTAAATCCTTTTCTCTTTGGGCTCTTCTTTTATTTTCAGACGATACTCTTTGCTTGCCTGCTTGTTCTTTATCAAAATTATTAATTTCAGTTAAAGTTTGAATGATAGAATCTAATAAATTACTGATTCTTACTAATGGATCAGAACCTTTAGAAACAGCAGATACTTTTTCCGTTACATCCCTTACATTTACAGGTTGAACAAAATTCTGATAGAAAAATTTATCAGCAGTTATCTTACCTGCAGGAGGTGCTTTTTGAATTGCACCTGTCTTTGGAGGTGCTCCTCCTCCACCGCCAGTAGTCCCTCCAGATGGGGGTGGAGGAGGAGAAGAAACTTTAGTTTTTTTGACTCTTAATATTACAAATCTACCTTCTTTATTTCTAACTCTTTTAAATTCGTTTCTTAAAAGTTCATCCTCTTCTGCAGGAATAAACTTACCTACTAATCTAGCAGATGCTAGTTTTACTTTTATTTTTTGAGCATAAGTTTGATAATCCAGTTCTGTGCCAGCATTCAACTTCAGTAATCTAAGAATTACCTCATTAATAACTTCTTTGCTAACATTCCCTGGATTACCAGCCATTACTTTGTTGTTTCTGTTTAAGTTCTTCTTCTTCTATATGTTGCTTAAGAAGTTCCACATATATATCCCTTTCCCAAGGGATCATATTTTCAATCTCAGTTAATGAATATTTATGATATTGCATTAAGGAAAAATTCAAACGAAAATAATTCTCAAGATCCATATGGATCATTCCTATGCGAAAAAACTTGATAACCCTTCAAGAACTACCTCACTTTCAACTTTTGTTTTTGGATTTGTTATTTTAATAGCATGTGATAGTTTTGGCATAGTTTCAAAGAATTTTTCAATTTGTTTAAATTGATTCGTATTCATTTGATCTAAAAATTCCATTAATTCTTTTTTAGTCACATCAGCAGATGCCCATACTTCTTCCTCATTGTAAATTTTATCCACACAAGATGCTACAAGTTCAAATGATTGATCAATTGCATTATTATTTGAAATATCAAAATTGTTTTTAATAAATTGATCCAAAGATGGATACTTCATTTCCATCATCAGATTATCATCTAGTACTATTTTGTTTGTATGATTTTCGTTTGTATGAACTTTTATTTCATCAACATTAAGTTTTACGGAAACATTTGTTTCTTCATCATCTGGACAAATAACATTAACTTCAATTTCTTCACCTACTGACTTAGCACGAATATTTAAAAATAGATACTCAATATCAAAAGTGGGAAGTGACTCCACTTTAATTCCTTTTGTTTCAATACAATTTTTGATTACTGTTTTGATTGCATTAGTGATCTGTTTCGTATCTTCTGATTCTAATGCAATGACTAGAAGTTTTTCTTCTTTTACTAAGAATGGTCTAAACTTTACAGTTTCTCCAGTTGAAGGCAATTCCAACTCATATGTTGGCGTAGCAATTTTAGGTAAAGGCATAATCTCCTTATAATAAACTCAGATACTTTATTTATAGCATCAAAACAAAGGAAATGTAGTTCTAGATAAATTAGAAGTATCCCAAGAACGAGGATTTTGTCTAGTTCCTGGTTGTACATTAAATGCTGTTGCTGGAGATTCATTAAATGTATTTGGTGCTTGATTAAAATTAAAAGATTGTGAATTAAAAGCAGCCTGTTGTTGTGGTGTTAAATTAAAATTATTACTTGTACTAGGTGTTGGAATTCCAGGTGGAGTGGATTGAGATGGTTCATTAGTTCTAGGAGTATTAGAAGAAGTAGTTGAAGGAGTTCTAGGTACTTGCAATCCATCAATCCAATAACGACTATATGCAAAAGAAACAGTGCATTTTAATAATTCAGAACTATCATAAGAAACTTGCATTGAATTAATACTTACAGGAAATGCTTTTACAAAGGTGTATTTTAATTCTGGACTAGGATTACTTCTTTCAAATTTGGTAATTGTAATATTATCTACACAATAAGTATTAGGGTAATTTACTCTGTAATTATAACTTCTTTGTGTTATTTTTTCATTATTAGATCCATATTGCTCATTAACTGTAAGTCCCATCCAACCTTCAAACACTTTTATTACATAATACTGTTCAGCATCTACATAAAAACTAAAATCTGCTCTATCATCATATAAACGACGATATACATGTTTCTCAGAGACTCCAGTAAAATCATTATTAATATCATGAGTTGCTAATGTTGATCCTGGAAGAGAAGCATCAAAACAAGAAAGAGATAAAAGATTATTTGAGTCTGATGTTAATGATACTCTTCTCCCTATAAATCCATTTGACCCTCCAGGAATATCAAAACTACAAATATAATGAGAAGTAAGAGCAGGTCTTAGTAATTTTTCCTTTATATTTGAAACTTTTACAGAATCTGCTCTTGCTGCCATTTTACTAAATATTCCTTGAATATAAAATATTTATGAGGAAAGAAGGAAAATATCATCAAGGAAGATTTAATCCAAGAAACCCAGACAAATATAAAGGAGATGTAAACAATATTATTTACAGGTCTTCTTGGGAATTAAAGTTTCTTCAATGGTGTGATCGTAATGAGAATATTTTAGAGTATGGATCTGAAGAATTTTTTATTCCATACTTTGATCCTACCACAGGAAAAATTAGACGATATTTTCCAGATGCTTATGTAAAAGTTAAAGAATCTAATGGAAATATAAAAAAATATATTATTGAAATTAAACCTCTTTATCAAACAAAACCACCTGTTCCAGGAAAAAAGAAAAAGAAAACTTTGATTACAGAAGCACTCACCTACGAAAAAAATTGTGCAAAATGGAAAGCAGCTAAAGAGTGGTGTGAAGATAGAATGATTGAATTTAAAATTATCACAGAACGAGAATTGCAGTTATAAATAGAGAATAAAGAACTTCTAATTTAATGTTGGATAGAAAAAAACAACTTGGATTCTTATGTTCCTTGTTAGGGAGGAGTTCTAATGTCTGAAGAAAAGAAACCAGGACAAGGGTGGGAAAGAAGACCTAATGATGTCAATGCATATCAAGCAACATTTACTGTACCTAAAAAACCCGATGCAATACCTCAAACTGCAGCATCTTCTGGAACTACAATAAATACAAATCAACAAGTAAGAGTAATTTCTAATAATAAAACTGGAGCAATTCAGTTATATGAAGTTAGACCTCCAGCAGGCGATAGATTATTCAGTACATTCAATCCTTCAACTGGAAAATGGGTATCTCCTACTAATGATCCAGAAGCACTTAAAAATATAGAAAACAAAATAGGATCTGAAGGTATACAAAAATTACAAACTCAGGCTAAACAAGGCACAGTAAATGGGGTCATAAATCCAACTTCAACTAATGAAGATAAACGAAATATTTTAAACACAGAAGGATATAAAAGCGCAAATAATACTATAAAAACAGATCCAAATGAAAATGGAGGAGAAGAAGGTGCAAATGCAGCACCAATTGATCTCAATCAAGCAGGAAGTAATCTAAAAGGTTTATCTAATGCACTTAGCTTTGGAGAACAAAATAGAAAAGTAAATCAATATCCTAATAGTCAATTATTAAAATATCCAATTACATTAAATTTAGATGAACAAGATTGCATACAATTTACAATGCTACAATATGACCCAAAAGTGTATGACCTCCAAAAACTTGCAAGTACTGGAACAATAGGGGCAAGAACAGTGCCAGGTAAAAGAGGAGCAGGAAGAGGAAGTACAGTCACTCTACCAATTCAACCAGGCATTTCAGATACTAACACAGTTGATTGGGGAGCAAATACAATGGATGCCCCAACATTAATAGCTGCATCAGCCGCACTTGAGACCATTTTAGAAGGCCCTAGTGGAGCTATAGATGCTTTAAAAGCAGTTGTAGATGTTATTGGGGGAGATGCAAAGAGTGATATAAAAAAAGCAGTAGCAGCAGACATGTCAGCAACTGCAGCTGGTACTAAAGGTTTACTTCCAAGAGTATCAGGTGGTATTGTAAATCCAAATATGGAACTTTTATTTAATGGGCCTCAATTAAGAAGTTTTACATTTAACTTTACTTTTTCTGCAAGAGAACCAAAAGAATCTGAAGTAATTAGAAATATAATAAGATTTTTTAAACAAGGAATGTCAGTTAAAAGATCCAACACAGATCTGTTTCTGAGTTCTCCTCATACTTTTGAGATTAAATATTTACATAAAAATAAAGATCATCCTTGGATTAATTTAATTAAAGAATGTGCTCTTTTAAACTGCAGCGTAAATTATACTCCCGCTCAAAATTATGCAACTTTTATTGACGGTGCAATGACTTCTTATGAATTAGCTTTGCAATTTACAGAACTTGAGCCAATTTATGATGATGATTATGGATTGGGTGGTGGTAATGGAAATGAAACACAAATAGGTTACTAAAATGTCTTCATACTTCAGACAAATTCCAAATTTTGAATATGTATCAAGAAATCCGAACGAAAAAAATATTTCGGATTATGTTCCTGTAAAAAATCTTTTTAAAAGAGGAAAACTAAGAGAAGATATTTTTGGCAATTTATCTTTCTTTGAAAAGTATCAAATTATTGGAGATGAAAGACCTGATAATGTTGCCTATAAATTTTACGATGATGAAACTTTAGATTGGGTTATTCTGCTTTCAAATAATATTCTTAATATCTACAGTGAATGGCCTATGACTCAAAGAACCTTTGAAAAAGTCATGTTGGAAAAATATGGTTCTTATGAAAATCTTTATGCAGGTATTCACCATTATGAAACTGAAGAAATCCGAAATTCTTCAGGAGTTATAATTGTTCCAGCGGGTATTCAAGTTGATCCGGACTTTGATGTACAATATAGCGAAAATGGACAACTAGTGATTAAACAAAACATTGCAGTTCCTGTTACCAATTACGAATATGAAAATAAATTAGAAGAAGATAAAAGAGGAATTTTTATTCTAAAACCATTGTATCTAAGTGTTGTCTTTAATGACATAGAAGAGATAATGACCTATAAAAAAGGTGGGGATCAGTATGTGAACCCCACCTTAAAGAGAGCAGATAATATTAGACTATATTACTGATCATTCACCAGCGAGTTTTTGGAAGTAAGAGAGAGCATCATCGTCTTCATCATCGCTAGATGATAGACTATTCAACTGTGCCTTAAGATCATCAGGAACTGGAGGAGCAGACTTACTCTTACGATAAGATGCTTCAAGTTCTTCCATCACATTCTCTTCAACAGTTCTCTGGGGAGAATAAGACTCATACTGATCTTCTTCGTCAGCGGTAGATGCTCTAGGAGCAACTTTA